ATCGCTGTTGCCGTTATAGCGCAGGGAGGCGCCATTGGCTTCATCCCAGCGGACCGCAAAGATCGAGGTGGTGGCGCTGTCATCGGTTCCGGCGGACTGAACATTGCCGTTTGCATAGGCATACTGGTGCAGACCCATGAAGCCGTCAGTCCCGCCAAAGGTGGGGTTCGTGCCGTAGATGATCTGTTTGGACGCAGCCTGGCCCATGCCCTCAAGGAACGCGCCAAGATTGGCTTCAACCCAGCCAGCTTTGCCACCGGGATGAGCGGCGATCTCCTGGGCGTCTTCCTGCATGAGGGAAGAGAGATCCCAAAGATCGATAGCGGCACGGTCTTTGCTGATAGCGGACGGAACGATCCCGGCTCCGAGCGCACGGAAAGCGGCGCTGGGGAGGGCGTTCCAGTATTTGTATTTGTGTTTGTTCCCGAAGTTACTCGGTGCGACAAGTGCGGTCTGCAAAATCCCGCTGGACTTTACGAGGTCAACGATGACGGCGGGATTATCCCGAACGCCCCATTCGACAGCCAGGTTTTGCAGTTGTGGATACGTTAGAGCCATTATGCTCTCCTTTGATTAGTTTTTTTTGTTACCGTATAGTTGCGCGGCGATAGCGGCGCCGGAGCTTGTGTATTGCGGCTGTGCATCGCCGGGCTTGCCGGGGCTGGGCGGTTGGTTGTTCGGGGTGTGGTCTTTCGGTATTTCGAAAACCCCGGTAGTTTCCAGCAGCTCCAGCTTTTCCAGATTCGCTTTAGCTTGTTCAACACCGATCGTGGCATCGCCCTCAGCAAAAGTGAATTTGGGTCGTAGCGCCTGGATCGTGGCGTGGCGTTTGTCCGTTTCGGGAATGTCAAACACTTTCGCCTTTTCCAGCCACATATTGACGATTTTCTCATCCTCGGCTTGCCGGTAAGCATCATATTCCGCCTTGACCTTGCGCAAGGACTCAATCTCGGCCTTGAGCTTGCTTTCGGTCTGGGTGAAGTCCTCTTTGCTTTCCAATTCGGCTTTGAGTTCCCGGATTTGTTCTTTGCGGGCCTTGCTCTCGCCGTTGGCCGATTTGAGATCGTCAATGATAGTCTGAGCCTCTCTTTTCGCATCTGCCAAAAGAGCCTTTGCTTCGCCGGAATCCTCCGGCAGTAGATTGGCCAGCTTGTTCAACAAGTCAGTAATGGCCATCAGTCCTCCTTGCCCCATCTGGGGCGTTGCGTTTTATCTAAACTGGTGGAGGTGCGGGGAATCGAACCCCGGTGCTTGCGGTTGCAAATTGCATCCTCAAGTCGATTCACATTCACCCCCGGTTCTCTTTATATGTTGCTTCTGAAACTAAATCAAAACTATGTCGGCAATTATAGGCTCTTTCGTCTGCCGTCCTGGCCTCTGCCTCTTCCCGCTCCGCATCGGTGAAATAACCTATCTCCAGCAGTTCAACGCAAGCGTCTCTCGTAACATCGTCAAGCGGGCCGTTGTAAGCCCAAAACCGCTCTTCTTTCGGTATGTTCTGAGCGGCCAAATCGTTCGCCATTTGCAAGGTCTGTTTCTTGGCGGTGTTCGCATAAGTCCAGGCGTAGGGCTGCAATCTGGTCTCAAGCTGAGAGCGGATAATGCCAAGCCCGTCTTCGAGCCTCGCGCCCGCAAGGACGGAGTTCATCACGGTTTGCCTGATGGCCTCCATTGCGTTAGTGCCGATGCCGTAAAATTCGCTGTTCTGCATCTGAGCCAGGGCGTTCAGCGTGGTGGCGTCTGTTTTGGTATAGATCAGCTTTAGCGGGCTGTTTTCCCGGACCGCACGGAGCAGTTCCGCATCTCCGGCCTGGAGGTTCTGCACCGCGTCCAGATACCCGCTTTGAATCAAGGCCTGTTCCATTTGCGGCTGTAGCTGCGCGAGATATTGAAGATTGAACGGCGTTTTCGGTATCTTGCCGTTGACAATTTCGAGCTTGGTCAGTAGGCTGGTCAGTCTTTTGTTGAGGTTGGTCATTGCCCGGCTCAATTCCCGCTCAAATGCCTTGACCTGAGCATCAGACAGTTTCGCCAGTTCCTTTGTCATTTTCATCCTCAACGCCCAAAGCGGCGTTTAGGTTGTCCATCTGGTTTACTGCGTTGCTGTTGCGTCTGGCGTTGCGCTCCTGTATCTTGGCAAGCTTTTCTTCCGCCATCTCTTCCGTCAAATCCGGGTTCTGATTCATTAGGATTTGCACCCGGTCAATCGTGCCATTGGAAAGCCGCATAGCGTAAAGCTGCTCTTGCTCAAGCGGATTCGATTCAAACGCAATATCCGCAAAGTCGATAGTCACTTCCGGGTTGGGCGGGAAGCGGAAGTTATTGTTTATGCTGTAGCACTCCATCATCAGGATGACCAGTTCCCGCACCGATTCACGGTAAAACTCCCTTTTCAGCACGTTGCGGTTGATTATGTCCTGCTTGCTCAGTTTCAGTTGATAGCCAGATGTGAAGCTGCTGGCATCACGGGAAAACGATTGAGCGGACAGGCCGTTAAGCCGGGCAACATTCGTTATATACTGATTCGTGATTTCCCAATACTCGGTGATCTTCGGGCTGGGCGTGATATACTCCGCTCCGCCCATCATGTCCCCGCTGGCGGTGTAGGGGATATTGAGCCGGTGCGTCACGCCCCAGGGTATGGTCTGCGATTCCGGCAATCCCTTCGTGACCAGCGTCGAAAACGCCTGATAGTCAAGCATGATTTGCAGATTGGTAAGCCGGAGGTTGACAACCTCATTGGCGGCCACTATGCTCGACCCGTTGTCCGGCCAGAACTCGTCAAGCTCGGCGCTCGTGGTGAACCAGGCTATGGGTATGCGCTTGTATGGATTCGGCTCTGCCTTGAGCGTTTCGCCTATCTCCTGCCCGTCTGCGCCAAGCCGGACCTCCCGGTATTCCTCAGCAGTCCAAACCGCCCATCTGCCTGTGTCGTTACCGTTCGGCGTGTTCTCCATTTCGCTCAGGTAATAGCTTACCTTGAGGGCGCGGGCATGGTCTTGCGGGTCCTGCTCCACAATGCAGCGGTCGGGCGTGATGAGATCCAAGACAATATACTTTTGATCCGTATGCCAGCGGGGGCAGATGCCGACCTTGTTTAGCAGTTCGGCATAGCGGTCGGCCTGAATGAGGCGGGTCGGCAAATGGCTCTGATCTATCAGCTCAGCCAGCTTGTCCTGCTGCGCATCGTTGGCCTCGATGCTGATGTCTGCGGGGGTCTGGAACACGAGCGCCATGTCGTCTATCAGCGCAGAGGTGAGGGCGTAGGTCGTGGCGTATTTGGACATCATGTCCCATTCTTTGGGATAGAGTTTGTGCAGGATGTCGCTCAGGTGTTCGCTTTGGTTGTTCCTGTAATAGTCGATATAGCGGCTTGCCCGCTTCCTGCGATCCACGTCCTCAGACCACTTTGCCGCTGCCCGCTGTTTGTTGAAATCAATCATTGTTCTGCCCCTGCCGATACCGGGTCAATTAATTGGCGTGGAGGGTGATATACACGTCCCCGGTTCCGATAGCGGCGATCTTGCAGCCTTTCGGAATGATGAGATAGTCCACCATAGCGGCGGGCAGATACATATCCGCATCGGTAGCGGTAGGGGCGGCGGCAACAGCTATGTGCATGGCGGCGGTGGCAACGATCCGCACAAGCTGGTAATCGGTGGCGTTGATCGCGGCGTCAGTTGCGGTTGACGCACCGCTTGGGCTGACTTTCACGGTGGCACCGGGACAGAACACGGGGACGCTGGCCCCATTAGCGTCTTTCAATAAAACTTCGTCGATCATTGTATCTCCTAAACATTGTTATCGTATGCCCCACTTGGGCGGCTTATTCTCCAGCGCGACCATTGCGTAGCCGAGCGCGTCTGATATGTGGGTAAGCTGTGAATCTTTTTCTTTCGCCACCCGGCCGTATTCGTTCGTGACTACCTTTTCGAGGTCATTTATCAGTCGCTTGCACTTCGGGTCTATCACAAGCCGATCCTTGTCGAATAGGTTGTTCACGATGTTCAGCCTCGCCCGCTCCGTGATGTTGCGGCTACCCAAGACCTGGAATCCGTGCTGCTTTAGGATGTCGATGTCAGTGTAATCGGCAGATGTTTTCCTGGCGCCACCCGTCATGTCGGGGCAAATATATACGGCATATTGCGACCAGTCTGCGGCGATTAGTTGTGCCATCGCGCGGGTGTTGCTGTTCGGCAGCCAGTATTCGCGCAGCGCCCTGTATAGGTTGCCCTCGATCTGTAGCACCACAGCCGTCATGGGATTTACGTTGAAGTCCATGCCGATATAGACGGGCAGGGCAGGGTTGAGCGTCTGCGGTGCGCTGTGCTTGTCCCGCCGGAACATATAATACGCCATCGAGTTGTTGAGGTTGACAAACTCACCCTCAAGGTATTGCTGTGCCAGCAGCGAATCGTATTGGGCCACCATATTGTCGATATAGTCGGCGGGCAGGAAAGTGTTGTCCCGTGTCTTGGCCCGGATCAGCTTAAAGTTGGGGTTGTCGCTGTTCTTTTCCTGCCAAAGCTCGTAGGTATAGCGAAAGCCCTCCGGCGTGGTGACTGCGGCGACCGTGCCGTGTTCGTATTTGCGGGTTCTGGCGATGCACTCGTTCCAAACGTCCTTCTGGTTCTGGACGCCCGTGATCTTATCAAACTCGTCAATAATGGCATCGCTTATCGTCTTACCCGTCAGGCTGGACGGCTTGTCGGCAGAGCGGCACATGGCCACGAAATCTATCCCGTTGAGCCGGATAACGAAATCGTGGTTGCTCTTGTGATAGCGGTGCTTTATCCCGTGATCATTGAAAAACTCGACCATCTCCGGCACTAACACGTCCCGCACCATCTGATAAGTCGGCTCAACGATCATCAGCCGGGCTTTGCGCTTCTGCTCCCTCGCCCGCCAATCTATCAGCCGCACCCAACGCAAGGGTATGGATCGGGTCTTGCCGCAGCCAAAGCCGCCCACGATAGCGGGATGCTTCACAGCGTCTGGCGGCGTGAAAGCGAACTCGTATTGGTGACAGAGGGTGTTATCGGATGTTATTTTCATCTAAAGTTGGAGCGGCAGGGTCGGACTCAAACCGCCTGTTTCCGGCTGGTCGCCGGACTCCGTTTCCTCGGCTGCCGCTTTCTTTGGATATGGTTTCTGTCTGTCTTTTAGGATGCCCATTAGTGATTTGTCATACAGATAATAATATTTGTGTTTGGGTTTGCCTTTGATGATGTGTGCAGATGAATCTATATTCTCCCTTATCCATTCTAATGATGAAGTGTTATATCGTGAGTTTACGGTTCTCCGATGGGTTGTTTTTCCATTGATGTGTATGCCGTTTTCCCTAGCATATTCCCCAGTATATATCCAATTTGTGGCTTGATAGATTGTGCCTAAATGCCCTTGGTTCTCATCTGCATAAGACACTATTGCTTTCAAATATGGTATGTGTTTTTTTATGAGCCGTAATGCTATTGCTACAGCCATTGATGTTTTTCCGTGTTTACCATTTAATGCCACCCGAACTAACTCAATCACCTCTTTTTTGTTTATGTTGAGGTCTGTGTTTATGCACGGATTCGCACCTAAGGCGAATAGTATGCAACCACACCACTCACCATCATCATTAAACACGGAGTATCCCACAGCATTAGAGGGCATTGATTTTGAATAGTGCCAATGCTTGACCGCATATTGCATAGCACTGTGGGTGGCTTGTGCCAACCTCACATCAAACCGCCATCATATTTTATTTCAACGTGTATTGGTTTCAGAATTTCCTCAACTTTGGTGGCATATATATCAAACTCATCTTTATTTTCAAATGTTATCGTCATCTGATATGGATTTTCTTTTGTTTCTGTTTCAAGTTGTGTGGGGGTCTCGTCTATCTCGTCCGGCAACTCAATCCCAATATCGTCAAGGTCGAAGTCTGCGAAGTTCTCTTCCAGGACGCCGTAGTCCCATTCCCCGCTCTGGACATTGTCTCTCAGGATAAACTCCCGCTTCTCTTTTTCGGTCATTTCCTCTGCTGATTTTACCCAGTTGTCCGGGATCTCGGTCTTGCCCATCTTGCGCAAAGCGGCAAGGCGTTGATTCCCGCCCAGGATGTGCATTGTGTCCGGGTCATAAACGTTAGGCC